GAAAAATTACAATCATCTGTAAAAGGTGGCATTAAGTGCGAACATTGTGGTATTGAGTTAATGAACGCGGCAATAACACAACAAAAAATTTCGGAACTTGATGGATTTACACAACAAAAAAAGGTTATTGAGAAGTTAATGACGGAATTATCCAACAAAGAAAAAGAATTTGTTGAGACAAAAAGACAGTTTGATGAATATGAAAAAAACAAACTTATCAAAGAAAAATATGATTTGAGTGTTGAAAGCTGTGATCTTAAAATATCTGGTTTGGAAGATAAATTAAAAAGGTGGGATGAAGTCCAGGATAAAATTAAAACAAACGATCAGATTGATGCAATGTTAATCAAAGCTGATTTGAAATTGGATAGTTATGATAAACTATTAAGAGAAAAGAACAATACAATCAACTCAAATGAGTATAGTATCAAATCTAACCAGGAAAAGATTACAAACAACAAAAATTTAATTGTAAAAATTAAAGAAGAGGAAAGTAAGGATAAGATTTATAAAATGTATCTGGAAAGTTATGGTAAAAATGGTGTTAGTAAAATTATTATGAGAACTATGATGCCACTTATTAACTCTGAATTACAAAGATTGATGGAAGATTCTTCATATTTCAAATTAGAGATTAGAATTAACGATAAGTCAGAGGTTGAGTTCATCCAGGTAGATAATAATACCGGTGTTGAAAAGTTAATGGTTAGTGGTTCTGGTTATGAAAAAACAATTGCTTCACTTGCTTTAAGATCTGTCTTGAGTAAGGTATGTTCTCTACCAAAACCCAACCTTGTAGTATTCGACGAGGTATTTGGTAAAATAAGTAATGACAACTTAGAAATGGTTTCTGAATTTTTTGTTAAGATTAAGGATTATTTTGATAAAGTGTTTGTAATTACACACAATCCAATGGTAAGTCAGTGGGCAGATAGTGTAGTTAAAATTACAAAACAAAATAATATTTCAAAACTCTTGGTGGACTAGAAAATTGTTTGTAAGTTTAGTAAAAAAATATTATGGGGATAAACTCTGAAAAAGGTAGGGAAGTTCAAAAAGAATACTCAACCAAAAAAGAAAAAGAAATTTGTGAAGTTAGAAATTTAATACAAGTTGGTGGTAGTAAAACTAAAATTGATGGGACTAATGGTAATCAGAATGAAAGTATTAAAAATTTTTCTGGTAAAAGCACACAAGTTCATTTAACAACTCAAAAAAAATTTATAAAAAAATTTAATTTAAACGGATTAAGTAAAAAATTTATTGAACTTTTTTGTGGCGATACGACTATTAACAATAATGGTAAAGATCGTTTCCATACAAATGAAATCGATGATGAAATAAAAAATGAATTTTTATCATTTTTAGAACAAAATAAAGAAAAAATTATTGAATTGATAATTTGTAATGGTGAAAATATAACTAATGTAACAATAAGAGATTTACAAAATGGTAAAATATATACTAAGAGTTACCAAGAGATACAAAAAATTTGTGAAAATACAACTTGGGTAATGTTAAAAGGTGGTGTCCATTTAAAAAATGAAAAAAATAAAACAATTTTTCATTTACAAAGAGAAGGTAAAAAAAATAAAAATAATAGATTTAATGTTTTGTTCCATATTCATAAAAATTTATTTTTAAATTAAAATATTTATAATTACATTATGTTAAAACTTATTTTAGGTGACTCCTTGGATGAATTAAAAAAAATTGATGATGAGTCAATTTCTTGTATTGTCACATCACCACCTTATAATAAAAAAGGATTGATTGGTAAAGTAAAACCAGGTAATCAAGTTTGGAAAAAATTTAATATAGATTATAATTCGTATGGTGACGACTTGAAAGAAGATGATTATAAAAATTGGATGGTTCAGATCCTTGACGAAATGTATAGAGTTTTAAAAAAAGATGGATCCATATTCTTTAATCATAAACCAAGAAGACACAATAACAAGGTTTATTTACCAACCGATTTTATCTCTAAATCAAAATTAGATTTATACCAATTAATAATTTGGAATAGATTGTCTAGTCCAAACATAAGAAAAGATGTTTTATTACCATGTACTGAACACATTTACTGGTTGACAAAATCAAAACCAAAAGTTTTTAAAAATAATGTGGATAAACAATTTCATTCTGAAGTTTGGATTATAAATCCAGATAAAAACACACAACATCCAGCACCTTTTCCACAAAAATTAGTTGAAAATTGTATCTTATTATCAACAGATGAAAACGATGTTGTTTTAGACCCTTTTTTAGGTTCTGGCACATCAGGAATTGTTGCTAGTAGATTAAATAGAAATTTTATTGGTATTGAAATTGACGAAAAGTATATGGGTTTATCAAAAAGTCTTTTAGAAGAAAAAATTTAAGGGTTTATAACCAACCAATTCAGAATTTTTACTATCTTTGTTGAACCAAAATAAAAAACTATGAAATATTTATTGTTTGTTTATCCCTGTGATGATAGCTGGGACCCAACAGAGTCAAATGAAAAAATAGCAAGTGAATTAGCTACAGTTTCAAAATCAGACGATATAAAATATGTTTATGGTGAAAACCATAGTATTTTTCACTTTGATTCGATACTATCACCTTCAGAAATGAGCGACTATGTTGAACTTATTAAGGATGAATCACCAGAGTTTATGTTCGTATTAGCCCAAGGTGTTAAAAGTGTAAATTCAAATATGGATAGCAATCATTTGGAACACTTATTGAAGGTCAATAAAAGAGGTAGAAAACCAAAGTCAAATCCAATCAAAGAAGTATTGTCAAACGATCATCTAGGTTTCGATATTTCGAAATTTATGGAAGAGAATAGAATCCGTGTTGAAGAATTTTTAAAAAATCAAGTATGCGACTTGACTCTTGACGAAATTTTGGATAAAATTACAGAACAAGGAATTGACTCATTAACAAGAGCTGAGAAAGATAAATTAGACGAATATTCAAAACAAATATAATTATAATATGAAGGAAAAAAACACCGGAGTTCCAATTAACCAGGAAGAGATTTATCACTACCTAAAAGACATTAGAAAGATTAAGGTTATGACACCTGATCGTGAAAAAGAACTGGCCATAAAAATGAAGTCAGATGAAATCTCTGATCGTGAAAAAAGAAAAATTGAAGAAGAACTATTACGAGGAAATCTTCGTTTTGTAATTACGGTTGCAAAACAATACCAAAATCAAGGTCTTGATTTATCGGACCTTATTGCTGAAGGAAATCTTGGATTAATGAAAGCAATTAAAAACTTTGATTGGAGTAAAGATCTACGATTTATATCATATGCTGTATGGTGGGTTAAACAATCTATTATTCAATCTTTAAATGATAACGCAAGAACAATCCGTCTACCGGTTAATGTTGTTCAAGACCTTCAAAAAGCTAAAAAAGAGGTAGATCAATCAGGAAAGAAACTTGATGACAAGTTTGCGGGACTTCCGTCAATTATCAATCTTGATATGAACATCAATGAGGAAGGTGATACACTTATTGATTTAATTGAAAATCACGATGCTTTAGCTCCAGATGCTGGTTTTGACACAAAAGACATTTTAAAAGATAAATTACTTTCATTACTCAACATCTTGGATGAACGCGAAAAAACAATCGTTGGTGATTACTTTGGTCTAACTGGAACACCAAGAACCTTGGAAGATATTGGTTCTGATTTTGGTTTGACAAAAGAGCGCGTTCGTCAGATCAAGGAAAAATCGCTTAGGAAGTTGAGAAATAGTTGTTCTGAATTATTTGATTATATATAAAAATTTAATTTGTCTTTTTTGTTCTTTACTCATATTTATCAGTATGAGTAAAAGAAAAACAAATGAAGAATTTATTTCGGAATCAATTGAAATTCACGGTGATAAATATGAATATTCACAAGTAAATTATATTAGTAATGGTGTTAAAGTTAATTTAATTTGTCCAATACACGGTTTATTTAGTATAAGACCAAACGACCATTTAAGTAAAAAAGTTGGTTGTAATAAATGTAATAACGCTAGTATATCAAAATCTAAAAATATTGGTAAAAATATAATTGATAGATTTAATAAAAAACACAATAATAAATACGACTATTCAAATAGTGTCTATGTTCGAAACGAAATAAAAATTGATATAATTTGCCCAACACACGGCTTATTCAAACAGACACCACATCATCATTTGGCCGGTGCTGGTTGTCAAAAATGTGGTAATGTTTATAAAAAAACAACAAGTGAATTTATTGACGAGGCAAATCAGATACACAATAATAGATATGATTATAGTTTGGTAGAATATAAAAATAATAGAACAAAAGTTAGTATTGTGTGTAAAAATCACGGAATATTTAATGTTTCACCAAATCACCATTTAAGTAAAAAGTCTGGATGTCCAGAGTGTCAAAATTCAAAAGGTGAGGAAAAAATTGTGGAAATATTAGATAAACAAAAAATTAAATATATTAGAGAATGTATTTTTGATGATTGTAAAAACATTAAACCACTCCCTTTTGATTTTTATTTACCAGAACAAAATATATGTGTTGAATTTGATGGTGAACTACATTTTAAAAGTGTTAAAAATTTTGGTGGTGATGAATTATTGGAAAAAACAAAAAAAAGAGATAAAATTAAAACTAAATATTGTATGGATAATAATATAACATTAATTAGAATTCCATATTATAAGTTTGATGATATTGAAAATATCTTATTAAAAAATATTGAATTATGAATATACTGAGTCTTTTCGATGGGATGAGTTGTGGCCAAATTGCTTTGAACCGAGCTGGTATTAAATATGATAAATATTATGCTTCCGAAATTGATGAATATGCGATTAAGGTAACACAACATAATTATCCGGAAACAATCCAGGTTGGAGATGTATTAAATGTAAAAGGATCTGATTTACCAAAAATAGATTTAATGTTTGGTGGATCACCGTGTCGAGGTTTTTCCTTTGCCGGTAAAGGATTGAATTTTGAGGATTCAAGAAGTAAATTATTTTTTGAGTTTGTTCGATTAAGAGATGAATTACAACCAAAATATTTCTTGTTAGAGAATGTTAAGATGAAAAAGGAATCCGAAAATGTAATTACAGAACATATGGGTGTTGAACCGATCAGGATTAATAGTAATTTAGTTTCAGCACAAAATAGAGAACGATTATATTGGACAAATATTCCTAATTTAAAACAACCGGATGATAAAGGAATATTAGTTAAAGATATTTTGGATTATTCAACAAAACATAAAACTTTACCACCAAAAACCATCCAAGCTCAACTAAATTATGCTAAAAACTATAAAGCAACTGGTAAAGCACCAACACTTACTCGTGAGTTAGCACACGGATGGGGTAAAAATATAACACCAAAATGTTATATAGAAATTAAAGCTATAACAGGAGAAGATAGGTTATTTACACCACTTGAATGTGAGAGATTACAAACTGTCCAAGATAATTACACATCCGTTGTTTCAAACACACAAAGATTCAATTTACTCGGTAATGGATGGACCGTAGATGTGATTGCACATATTTTTAAAAATATTTATTAGGAAAGTTTGGTAATTAGAAAAAACTTTTTATCTTTGTATTATTAAATTAATAACAACTTGTTTTTGGGCTCCCAAGTATAGAAAAGGAGTTTATCTCTTAACTTACGGGTTAGGGGGGGTGATTGAAAAAGATGGGAGGTCCCCAAAATACACAGAAATGTGGTAATCATCAGCTATCCCATATACAGCTCGATGGGCGTTAAAATCTTACGAGATAAGATTAAAAAAGGACGGATAAACCGTCCTTTTTTTCTTATAGATATAAACGTATTGTTTTTTTTAGATCTTCCGTATCAAAAAATCTTTCTCCTTTTATTTGTGTTATAAATTCTGCGTAATACTGACCTTTACCTTCTTTTCTTACCGCAACAATTTCTTGATAATTACCTAAAGTAAGTAAAAATCTTTTTGTTTGTGGAGGTGCCCAACTTGTTGCATTTGTAAAATATTCATTAATTGAATCTTTATAATCAAAAAAAAGATTCAACCCTTCGTGTTTTCTAGGGTATAATATATTTAAATGTGATAATCTACCACCAGGTTGATGCTCTGGTTCTTCTGGCCTAAAAAGTCTTTGCGCCCAATGATCAGAAACTTTAATCTCAAATTTTTTAGAACAAGAATATTTTACAATTTTTTCATTTGGTAATTCTTTTTCTTTTATATCGCTACACCATTCATTTTTTATATTTGGTGGCCAGTTGTATCTTTCTTTAACATATTTATTTAATTCTTCAACAAGCTCTTTATCAACAGGCATTGATGACCTTCCTTCAGTTAATAAATTTTCAAAAAGAAAATCTGGTAAATCAATCTCTTTAATACTGAAAGTCTCAACTTCCTCTTTTAAAATTCTCCTAATTAAACTTTTCATATTTATAATAAATACCACAAAAATTATTTGGTAGATTAAAAAAAAGAACATATCTTTGTATTGTTGATGTAGTTCACAAACACAGAAACAAGGAATGTCAGCCCTCCTAGTGTAAAGCTGACCACTGAGAATCAAGTGATAGCAAAGATTCGGGTTGGATAAACCTACCTTAATTGGTTAAATATCCATTGAACCCTCCGTTTTTACGGGGGGTTTTATATTTATATCATATGGAACTATTAAGTGTATTAAAAAACATAATATTAGAACAAGGAGCAAGAATAAATTTGGGAGATTTCATTGATGAAGATGGTGACACATTTAATATTGTTGCGACAATACACTCTCAAGAAACCACAGCGCCTAATACAAGATTTGGTAGAGTAGATGTTAATACTATTGGTGATGTTATTTTTGAATTCTCGGATGTTTTTTCTGAGCTTGCTAAAACAATATTAGAAGGTGGTAATAAAACAAGTATATTAGTTAAGGATTATTTAAATCTTTTTGATTTTATTGTTGTACCACATTTGAATAGAAACGGAACATACTCCCTCAATATTGTGACTTCAATACTGTACCCAAAAAAATTATCATACAAACCAGAAAATAGGTTAATTATAATAAAAAATGACGGTGACCTGGTTGTTGAGGAATTTGTAAATCTAAAGTCATTTACAAAATTTCTCAAAGGGAATATAATTGTTTATTATGAAAGATAAATTATTACCTTGGTTTTTATTATTTTGTGCGCTAGGTCTTTCCGGAACTGCGGCTTACTATAGTGTTATTGGATTATCTGTAGTTTTTACAGGTGTTGCAATTCCTGTTATTATAATGGGTAGTTTTCTTGAAATCTCAAAACTCGCAATTGCAACTTATCTTCACGATAAGTGGGACGAAGTATATGGTGTTTTAAAAATATATATGACAACAGCCCTCGTAACACTTTCAATCATTACATCACTTGGGATTTATGGTTTATTAAGTACCGGTTTCCAACAGAATATTGCAAAACTTGAAATCAGTGGAAAAAAAGTAAAAAATGTTGAACTTAAAAAAACCAGATTTGAAGAAATTAAAGATGAATTAACCAAGGAAAAAGAAACTTTGGATCGTGATATTACAAAATTAAGAGATGGTTTATCAAATAATACGACCACACAATCAGTTGATAGAAAGACCGGTCAAATCATAACAAAAGCAAATAATGCCAATAGAAAGACATTTGAAAACCAATTAAAAGATGCACAAATAAGAAGAGATACAATTTCAAAAAAGATTGATAATTTAAATGATAGTATAACAAACCTAGATGTTGAGATATTAAATATGGAATCTCAAGAAATTGAAGGAAGTGAATTGGGAACCATAAAGTATTTAAGTGAGGTTTTGAATTGGGACATTAAAAGAACGGCAAATCTTTTTATTTTGATTCTTATTTTTGTTTTTGATCCATTGGCAATAACATTGGTTATTGCAACAAACCAAGCGTTTAAGGGGAATAAAAAGGACGATGATAATATTCAACCAACCCTTCAACCAATCCCCAACCACCCCCCAGCTACCCCCCAAGTAGATGAGAGTAACCAAGAAAGTGACCAAGTACCGACCAAGTACCGACCAAGTACCGACCAAGTAGTTGATATGCCAACAATTGAAATCAAAAGAGAACCATTGAATATAACAGAACAAAAATCCTGGATCCCAACAAACGAAGAAAAGGGTGAAGAAGTTAATCAAAACATAAAAAGATTGGTTTATAAAAAATCTAATGACTAAAATAATAAAATACGGAAATTTTTTAGGTCAGGGTGTAAATAAAAATAAAAAACAAATAATCCTCCTACATTCATCTCGTTTGGCTGAAGAATATCTTACCGCATTAAAATATCGTGGAAATAGAAAATACGATAAAATCCCAAATTTTTTTATAGATAAAGAAGGTAAGATTTTAGAGTTATTGAACCAAGAAGAAACATCTAAAATATTTAATAGTAAGTTAATAGATAAAAACGCAATCACGATTTGTTTAGAAAATTTAGGATGGTTGCAAAAAGAACCATTAAAAAATGGATACATTAACTGGATTGGAAGTATTTATAAAGGTAAGCCATACGAAAAAAAATGGAGAGATTTTATTTTTTGGGATACTTACACAGAAGAACAAATAAATTCTACAATATTTTTATGTAAAAAATTAATTACAGAATTTAATATTGAGAAAAAATTTGTTGGACATAACACCAAAATAAATGGTGCGGAAAAAACAAATGGTATTTTGACTAGAAGTAATTTCTTTTCAGATTCCACAGATTTAAACCCATCATTTGATTTTGAATTTTTTTTAAAAAAAATTGAAGATGAGTAGATACGAAGAAATTAAAACATTATTGGAGGCAACAAGAAAAGCACTTAAAACCCAAATTTCTGAAAGTGAGTCAAAACAAATTATTAACAATTATAAATTACTTACAGAACAAGAAGATGTTGAAAAAGAAATTGAAGGGGTAACAAAAGAGTATGAGACAGCCGAAACTGATAATGAGGAAGATGAAGAAAAATCAAATAAGTCAGAAAAAAAGAAAGCTTATAGAATTTCTGGAGGTATTATGGTAATACATAGCAAGGAAAGTAAAGATTTACAATTAACAACTGAAGATAAAAGAGCTTTCCAAGAAATTATGGATGAATTTGTTGTTGAAGTTTCTGAACTTGTTGATTTTAATAAACTTAATTTATATGAAAACAATGTTGAATGGTCTGGAAAAATAACCGAACTTGATGTTGAATTTTTCTATACTATTGGTGAAAAAAATGGTGTCTATATAAATGGAACAATGACAAAAATTGATGAGGAATACCTTGCTTTTCTTGTTGATTTGAAAAAATATTATGAGAAATTTAAAACAAAATGGTCCAAAATAATCGCAAGCCGAAAGAAAACCCCAACCGAATGAAAGATTTTTTTAAACATAATTTCAAATTTATTATTCAGTCAATTGGAATTATCCTATTGATTGTTCTTGTAATTAGAGCTTTTACACCAGTGGAAGATAGATCTGAATTGTTAAAATATAAATTAGAACAACTGGATTTAAAAATTAACGATTTAAAAAGCCAACAAAAAAAATTGGATAGTTCAATCTTAAACTACAAGAAAGATATTTTAAAAATTGATTCTGCTATTTTCAAAATTAAAAATGAAAGAAAAACAATAAACAATTATTTCCAGGTTGAAAAAGAATTGATTTTGACCTATGATGCCAGACAAATTGATTCGGCACTTAAAAAAAGATATAACTATTAATATGAAATATATTTTAAACATTATTTTTATTTGTCTTACAACATTTTTGTTTTCACAAAAAAATGTTGATTCAACAACCTTGAATATACCAGCTAGAGTTGGTAAGTCTATTTTACTTGATTTAAATGAGTTTGACCGATTAAAGAAACAAGAGGAAACATATATCAATCAAATTTTTCAGTTGGAGACGAAAATAACCAAAAATGATAATATAATTTCAATTCTGGAAGAAAAAGACAGAAAAAATAATCAAATAATATCTCTAACCGATTCAAAGTTTAAACTACTAGATAAGGAAAATAAAAGTTTAAGAAGTGAGATAAAAAAAATTAAGACAAAACATATAATTATAGATATAGTTGGTGGCTCAATTATAGTTGGATTAACATACGCTTTAGTTTTTAAATAAAATGGAAGACCCAATAAAACCAAAATTACAACAAATGGTTTCTAGTTTAACAGCTGGAAATCAAGAAGCTAGAACAAAAGCACTTAAAAGTTTAAGTGAGGAGGATACACATAAAAATCCGGAAGAATATCTTAATGACCCAAAAAATATGGGAGATATTTTAAAATTGGTTAAAAATAAAAAATTATCAGGAACTAGAATAAAACAAAAAATTAAAGAATTTCTTAAAAACCCAGAAGAACTAAGAGAATTTTTAACTTCAATTCTGGAAAAAATAAATAGAAGAAAAGAAAATAAAGAATCAACCGGTGCATCTTCAGCTGGAGCATATTCCGGACCTTTGTTTTCTGGTGAAGAACCAAAGAAAGTTGAAGCAAAGGAAGCAACCTCATCATCATCGTCTGGTTCTTATGAAACTCCGGCCGCTTGGGCTAAATCAACAAGTAAAAAAGATTGGAGAGGAAAGTCTAAAACACAAATTCCGGGTGGTAAGTTCGTCCAGGTTAAAAAAAAATGTAAGAAATTTCCTTATTGTAATCAAGGTGATATTAAAGCCCTTAAAATATTTGAAAACGATACTATTAAAAAAGTAATAAGTAATCTTTCAGAAAAAATGGATATTCACGAAGATTTCATAAAAGAAATAATTTACAAAGAAATTGTAAAAAGAAAGAATAAATGATATTTATAATAAAAAAGTAAAGATGAAAAATTTAATTGCAAAAATAACTAACAAAATATTAAACGAGACTCTTGAAGATAAAACAAATGATATTATGGAAAAATTGAAATTCAATAAGCCAGGTGAATCATTTGATTATGTTGAGGAAGGTGAAACTTGTGAGCAATGTGGTGGTGAAATGAAAGAAGGTGAAACTTGTGAGCAATGTGGTGGTGAAATGAAAGAAGGTGAATGTTCAGAATGTGGAATGAAAGAAGGTGAAGTTCTTGAAAAATTACACGGAAATCAAAAGAAATTAGATAAAGCAAAACCATTTGGTAAATTAACAAAAGCCGATTTTGATAAATTAAGAAAAGAAGGTGATGATGTTATTTACGAATTAGAATTAGATGAAGAAATGGATGAAAGTAGTGAATTCACTTATGCCGCAAAAATGGCAAAAAAAGAAGGTAAGAAAAATTTTGAACTAGATGGTAAAAAATTCCCAGTAAAAGAATCTGTATTGTATAATTTGGAGATTGATGGTGAAGAAACTATTTTGTCTGAGTCTGAATTGGATCAGTTAATTATTAGTATCGTTGAAAAAGAACAAAAAAATAACGAATCTTCAGAGGTTAAATACCAATTAGAAGTGGGGGGAAAAGGATTTATTGTAAGTGAGGAAAAACTTTTAGATATTATTGAAAAAGCTGTTTTAAAAGAACAAAACAATATTAGTAAAGGTAAAACACCAAAAGGTCTTGGTGAGTATGAAAGAGCTGTGAAAAAATCCAAAAAAGAAAACGATGATTACTTAAAATCAGTTAAAAAGAAAATGGGTGATTATTTAAAAGATGGGTCAAAAGGTGAGTATGATATGGACCCTAAATTTTTTCCAAAAGGAAACGGACAACTGGAAAAAATGACAGCTAAAAAATATACAATGTCTGATGATGGTAAAGACTTCTTGGATGACTATATGAGACCAGGAATGGAAAATTTGGTTCCGGATGAGATTGAATATGACGAAAAATGGGTAAAAGATAATATTGAAGGTTCATCAAGAACTGGAAATAACCCAGAGTGGGCAAATGCTGAAGAAACTGATCTTGGTAAAAAATTGAGTAAGAAAATGAAAGATAAAAAATACCATAAAGCTAAATTGGCGGCTTATAGAAAATCAAAACAACCTATAAGTGATGGAACTGGTGAAAATTCTGGAGAAGGACTTAATATAAAACTTGAATCTGATTTAGATAAAAAAAGAGATCTTGTCCTAGAAGAGTTTTCAAAAATTCAAAAACTTATTAACTACGATAGAGCGACACAATAATTTACTTATAATTTAACTATGATATTATTCTCCATAGACACTTAATAGTTTATGGAGAATAATTTTTTTAACTATATTACAAAACAAGTAGAAAAAGAGGATGTTGATATTTGGATGAAAATGAATAATATCTATCCAGAAAAAATGGAGTTATACTATGACTTTTGTAATTCATTATACCTTAAAGTAACATCAACATACCTTGGTTTTGAAGGTAAAGACGAAACCAATACAATAATGTCAGAAGAAGATAATATAAATCATTTCAACTGGTGTTGGGACCAATTATTGGAAGATTTCAAAAAAGAAAACATAAGTTTTGAACCGGATGGTGATCATTATGATTATTTCATAACATTTTTTGATGAAATATTTTACAAACAAAAAGAAAAAAAAATAAGAGAATCAATAGATAAGTTTTTTAGAGATGTTTTTGATTTAGAACAATCATTTACACAATCTGATTTAGACCTTATATTGACGATATATAAGAACCTTGATAAAAATATGACCGTTAATATTTACTAAAGGCGAATCATACCATATCTTATAGTTTAATAAACAAATAAAAATTTAAAAATGGAAACTTTAGAAAAAATTAAAACATTGGTTGAGACAATATCAGCAGAATCAACAAAGTTTTTTGAAAAAGGAAACAAATCTGCCGGAACAAGAGCAAGAACCTCAGCACAAGAATTACGAGAATTGTTAAAAACATTTAGAGCTGAAATATTAGAAGCTAAAAAAAATGACTAATATAAATACAATATTTCTTTTTCTATTTATATTTTCTTTGATTGGAGTAATACGACTTTGTTTTAAAACAATAATTTTATTATTACAAAACACTCCACAAAAGTTAAATTTACAAAAGAATGAATTGTTTTTTTATGGGATTTTGATTTCATATATAATAACCTACATTATACAAAAATAAGATGAGTATTTACAAAGAATTTAGTGATTTTTATCCTTATATCCAGTCAATCAGAAAATTAAAAAATTATTTGAGTTTTGATATGAATTTTCCAAAAGAATGGAAATTACCAAAAAAGTTTGTTCCAGAAAATAGTGTTGTTGAAAATGAATCACAAGATCCAAATAAAAGGTTAATCTCTTTTGTTTCAGAATTTGAAGAGGAAAAAATCAATACGATTGCCACAAACATCAAAAATGTTATTAAATACAATAAGGAACTTGAAGAAAAAGAAAGGTTATTCAATTTGAAAGTCAAAGAACTTAAAAATATATTTGAAAAACAAAATTTAACAACACTCAAAGATTTGAAGTTTGATCTTGAAGATAAATTTAAATTGATAGATGATGAGCAGGATAATGACAGACAAGGAGAAGAATCTCCAATGGTTGAAGAACGAGATTGAAGCTGACGAAAAAGAACTTCATAGGGAAAAAATGGAGTTCATATCACAAATTAAAAACCTAAAAAAAGAAGAGATAATCCCAACTGAAAAAGAAAAAATGTCCTTATGGCAAAGAATGAAGAAAGTATTGTTGGGGATTTAGAAAAATTAGCACTAATTACCGATGGAATGCAAAACATTTTTCCAGATGGTGTTGGTGCTATTGTTTTTGAATTAAGACCACACGATTTTTATAGAGTTAAAAATTATTTTAAACAATTAAAAACTGATGGAAGTAGGTTTAAAATTGATATATCGGGTGTTGAGGTAATTTTTATTCTTGAAGGGACTATTGAAGAAAAAATAGAAGATGAACCTATTATTGAAAAAAAATCGTTCTGGTCTCAAATTTTAACAAAATTTAATCGTAAAAGTAAGTCGTAGAGTTTCTATAAAGGGTTGATTTTGAAAAACCCTTCTGCTCCAGTGTTGAGTATAAATATCTTTTTTGATCCTTAGTTGTTTCTGGAACCACAATACAATCACTCCTCCTATTTTTATATAAAACATCAGAAAGTATATTTAAAAATCTGTTAGATTCTGGTTCACACTTTAATGAAAATAAGTTATAATTATCGTCTTCCTGAACAACAATTTTATTATTTAGACTTGATATGAATTTTAATCCACCACCTTTGAGGTATTGATTGTAGAATTTTTTAAAACTTATTTTTTTATTTGATTGAAGATCAAAAAGAAATTCCTCAACCTTATAGTCAGAAACTTTTGATAATTTATAATCTGGATCATCAAGTTCTATTTTTAATTGTCTTCCCAGACTATCTTTTTTATAAAAAATTGTAAAATCGTTAGAATCCTTTTCAAGCAACCCAACCTCAAAAAAAACACTTTTACCGTTTTCGACTCTTTTATCAAAAATAACATCATTGTTTGTTAGACCGGTAAAATATGAATTGGCTCGTTTAAATGTTTTAAATTTCTTTAAAATCTTTTTTCTTTCTTTATTTTTGAATAAAACTATTAGATATTTCATAAAAATATTCCTATAATTAAAAAGTATATTAAAAACATTAGATAAATGAATGGTGAAACATATTACGACATTTTAGGTGTTGCTGAAACCGCGACACAAGACGACATAAAAAAAGCATATAGAAAACTTGCAAAAGAAAATCATCCAGATAAAGGTGGAAATGAGGATGTTTTTAAAAAGATTTCTGCGGCCTATGATACTATTGGTGATGAACAAAAAAGACAACAATATGATATGGAAAGAAAGAATCCATTTGCCGGTATGGGTGGTGGTTTCGGTTCTTCAATGAGTGACTTATTTAATAGTGTTTTTGGTGCTGGAAGACAACAAAGACAACAACCAAGAACTCACACAACAAATCTTACAATATCTATTGGTGCTGTAGAATCTTTTTTGGGTAAAACTAAAACAATCACATATCAAAGAAAAACAGTGTGTGAACCTTGTAACGGTAGTGGGGGTGATAGTCAAACTTGTTCAACCTGCCACGGACAAGGTCAGGTCGTAAGACAAGTCGGATCAAATATGTTTATACAAATGGTTCAAATGCAATGTCCAACCTGTATGGGTTCTGGAAAAATAATGATAAACGCTTGCCATTCCTGTGGTGGTCAAGGAACAAAAGATGAAATTAAAAATGTTGATATTAAATTACCACATGGGGCTGATGACGGTCAGTTTTTAAGATTACAAGGACAAGGTGATTTTAGAAACGGAATTTTTGGTGATTTAATTTTGAGAATACAAGTGGATAAAGAAAATAACTTTGAAAAATTCGGAAACCATTTAGTTTATAATTGTTATTTTACACTTAAAGATCTGGAAAAGGATAGTTTTGAAATCCCACATCCGGACGGATCAATGACAATCAAGTTTCCAAAGAATATTGACACATCAAAACCTTTAAGAGTTAAAGGAAAGGGATTTAGAATTGAAAATGGGGGTGATTTAATGATAAATCAATTTTTGAGATACGAAAGAAATTAGAAAAAAGACATAATATCTTTTACTAACGCTATTCCACCATATATTGATAAAACAAACATTACAATACCAAAACCAATTAAAAAATTTTGTGTTCTTTTAACACCCTTGTCAGTTTTACAAGATTGACACCCTACTTTTGTTGCTTCTTTATTTTCCATATTTTAATTATAATAAATAATTATATCACCTCTTACGATTTTAGTAAAGTAATTAAAACTTAATTCTTCTCTAATTAAAATGTCTTCATTTTTTGTGACAATAATTTCTTCAACACCAGCTCTTCCACTTTTATATAACTCCACCGAAAAACTCATAAATCTTTAGTTTTTAGGTAGTTCACATTTATCAAATAAATAATTAATTTTTTTTAAATTGACATATAAATAATAAATAGTTATTTTTTTACTTGGTTATAATATTTATAGTAAAAACAAATTATGGAATTAATCAACCTATTATCAAAAGTAGTTAAGGAGAACGCTAACACTAAAAAAATTCTATTGGAATACCCAGAATCCACAATTAAAAAGTTAGTAGATAAATTTTCTAAAGAGACTCAAGATTCTGAAGAAATGATAAGAAAAAATATTGCCGACTTTGAAAGATTTAAAAGTGCGTTTGCAAATGAGGACAAAGACATTTTTAAACATACATACGAAAAACTTAAAAAACTTATTGAAGATAAGGCAACAAAACAAAAAAGTAAAAAGGACTTGGATGGAATGGTTCAAGATTATATTACAAAATATAAAGGAGCTGATCTTCAGTTAGTAAAAATGAATATTAAAAAATTCTTTGAAATTAAAACACATTTTCCAAATTTAAAAGAGTTTAAAAAAGATGTATCAACATACAATCCGTCCGAATTAACAGCACTTGTTGACAGGTATTTCACAAAGTTCAATAATCAAGGGGTAAATGAGTTGATTGTTGCAATCACACAAAAATTGCACGATGCAACACCTGACGAAGATCCAATGACAACAATATTACCAAGAGCTAAAAAATTTGTTAAATTTTTTAATTTAATTCCGCTTAATACAAAATTAAGTGCGTTTATGAGTTTTGAAGAATTTGAACATATTGTTGATGGTTATACACCAATGGATGAGAGTGAATATGATGTTCCGGAGATTGACACCAGTGATGTTGATATTAAATACGAGGATGATGATGTATTAATCTTTGCTCCAGATCAGAAACACAAATGTATCAACATTAGAAAAAAATATGCCCCAGACAGAAGATGGTGTACATCCCAGGAGGGTGGCTCAAATCTTTATTACAATTACCGTTTGAATCAAAATCTAACATTATATTACGTAATAAATAAAAACTTACCAACATCCGATTTGAACTATGCTTCAGTTATTCTTGTTGATAAGTGGGGTGAAAAGAGGTTAGCTGATGGTTCTAATTCTGGAAGATATGCCGGATCCACTGTTATTCCTTGGAGTGAGATTTTAAGTAAAATTCCGGTTCTTAAAGATAAAGAAAAATATTTGGAAGGAAAACCATTTACTGATGAGGATCAAGCTAAAATGCAAAAATATAAGTCTTATAATTTAAAAACTACAGATCCTATAACTGAACTTGGTGGTTACCAAGAAGTTGAAATGTGGTTAGAATTAAGAAGTCCAGATTTAAAATCAACACAAAATGGGGATGAAATATTTAAGAATCTTCCAGAAGAAATGCAAAAGAAATACATTGGACTTGGAAATGAGTTAAGTGCTGGAATGGTTAGAGTCCTTACACCAAGTGCTATGTCATATTATGTGTCAAAGAAAAAAGAAAAATTGCTTACAAAATCCTTGAAAGATTTAAGTGAAAATGATATGGAAGTTATTATGAGTAGAGAAATGAGACCATATTTAAAAAGTTTGAAAGCAAAATACAAAAAAGAAATTGAAAATTTTAACACAGGGTTTATTCAAATCATTTATCCAAGTGACCCAAATGCGAAATATGCCAGAATGTTTGGATTTAGAGAAGTTTTTGATTTAATACCGGAAAATACAACAATGCTTACAATAGAAAATAAATCAAAGGATGAGATTTATATTGAACTCCCTGAAACGATTGGTAGGCTTAAAAATTTATATACACTTTCTGTTACTAATATTGTTAAATCAATTCCTGAAGAAATTGGTGAATGTAAAGAATTATCTTTCTTGAATATAACAAATTGTCGTGAATTAAAAACACTACCTGTGACACTACTTAATTGTCCTTGTTTGACCTTTATATCAAAAAGAAATTCTGGTTTGGATATTAAGAATGTGCCAGAAGAATTGGCACAATATTTAATTGTTGGTGATGAGTTGTGGTCACCAAACTTCCCAGATTATATTACCGATCAATGTGTTAGTGAAGGACCAACTGATTTTTAATTTATGAAAAATATTGATGTAGAAATTTACATTTCAAATTTAATTTCTTTTTTTGAAAACAACCCAAATGATTTAATTGATCTTATTGGGTCACTACAAAAGGATGAGTTTTATCAAAAATTGAGACAAAGGAGCGAATTAAATTTTAAAGAAGGAAAAGATTTTATTTTGTCAAGAGAACAAATTATTGATATTGTTCTTGAACTAAAAATACCAGAAATTGTATCAGACAAAAAAATAGATTTAGATAAGATTATACACAAGACAAAGTTTGGTGACATTATTTTAAATTAATTTCAAAAAATATTTGGAGATTAAAAAAATGTTTGTATCTTTGTTAAACAATAATTGATACTAACACTTAAAAAATATAAAAATGAAAACTGTAGAAATAACAATACAAGAAATCTGGGCAGCAACGAGACCAATTGTTCAAAAGAGTAAGAAACAATATTCTCGTAAAGAGAAACATAAAAACAAATCCTACTAAAATATGTAGGTTAAAGTGGTGACTTTCTCACCACTTTTTTTATTTTTAGTTATATGGAAAAAAAATACTTTAAAAAGGAAGATATTTTTATTGAAGAATTAACTAAAAAAAACGGAAACATATATAGTTCAGTTTTAATTGAAACACCAAATTTAGTTCCAAACGATTTAATTAGTAGAGATAATTTCACAACTGAATATCTGGATAGTGTTTGGTTCCAGACAGAAAAAAAAATGTTTCACTTTGAAGGTATTTTTAAAAATAGATCAGATATTTATCTTTATCTATCTAGGTATGATGGTCAATCATATCAATTAAAGATAATTTATGAAATTAGTAAGCTTGATGAGGTTACTCTTTTCATTAAACAATTAACTAAATTAAAACAAAATGGAAATTAGTCAATATGGTGATATTTATAATAAAACACCATTATGACTAATCTTGGAAAAATATATAAAATAAAAAATTTAGTAAACCAAAAAGAATATGTTGGTTGTACTGTATCAACACTAAAGAAAAGATTTGAAGAACATATTTTTAGGTGTACGAAAAGTGATTCTAACACAAAATTATGTAATTCGGTTAGAAAATATGGTTCTGATAAATTTATGATAGAATTAATTGAGGAATGTGAGTTGTCAAGTATTTATGAAAGAGAAAAATTTTACATTAATGAAATGAAAACATTTGATTCTGGACTAAACTCAACAATTGGTGGTGAAGGTTGTTTAGGTTATAAACATAGTAAAGAAATTCGTGAAAAAATATCAAAATTGATAAAAGAAGGAAAATCACATAAAAATAAAACATATGATGTTATATATGGTGAACGAAGTATTGAGGAGAAAAAAAATAGACAAGAATCTGTTAAGAAAAGTTGGGAAACTATGACGGAAGATGATAGAAATGAAAGAGTTGAAAATATTAGAAAAGCAAGACAAAAAAATTCAAAATATGGTGTTGAGTTAATAAAAGAAGTTAAAGAAAAATTAAAAAATGGGATAAAAGTTCCTCAACTTATCAAGGAATACCCAAATATGAAAAGTCATATTCTTTATGACATAAAAAATAATAGAAGATGGAAAAACATTTAGATTATGGAAATTACAAGTGTAGAATTACAAGAAAAAATTAAAAATGGTGAAAAAATTATTCTTAAATTGGGGGCGTCTTGGTGTCAACCTTGTTCAGTTTTAAACCCAATATTCGAAAAAGTCGCTAGTCAAAATACATCTGATGTTCAGATGTATACGATGGATGTAGATTTAAATAGAGAAGTTGCAATGTCTCTTGGTGTAAGGAGTGTACCGACAATTAAAATTTTCAACGGTGGAGAACTTGTTGATACAAGAGTTGGTGTTTTAACAGAAGGACAAATAAATGGTTTAGTAACAGAGTTAATCAATGGATAAGGTAGCCGTATTGTTCACAATGAAAGGATGTCCTTTTTGTGTTGAACTAAAAGAAATGTTAGAAAAAGAAGATATTTTTTTTGTTGATAGAGATATTCACGAACACGAAGAAGAATATGATTTGTTTGTTGAATTAACTGGTAATGATTATATTCCGGCTTTTATGTTAATTGAAGCTCCAGAATCTGATGAACCAATAACAGAACTTTTCGCACCGGACAGAGATTTTGATGACATTAACGAAGGTTTTGAAATAATTAAAAATTTCTTAAATGATTAAAAAAACCCCATCCTAAAAAGGTGGGGTTTCTTTTTAAAAGAATATTATATGTTCTAACATATCTTGTTTTACATATGGTTTTTCTTCATCTGGAAATAGTATATCTTGTAAAAGGTCATAATCCTTAATTCTCTCACTAAACTCTTCTAAATTAAAAGAAAATACATCAAGAACCAAAGACTTAATACCATCTATATTATATTTTGAATCCGCAACAATTTTTATTTTAAAATCTTCATTTTCATTCATTTCTTTGGTAAAATAAAAATCTAAACGATTAACACCCATTGTATTGTATAAATGATTAAAAATGTAGTGTGAATAATACACCATAAGACGACCACAATTATGACTATATCCGTATGGAAACTCTGATGATGTTGAAAGTTCCATAATTGGTTCTGGTTCATCAACGAACACACTTTTATTTACATCAATCCAACCTTTCTCAATATTATTGATTTCTTGTCCATAACGAATAATATCAATTGTATTTATTTGGGTAATACCAACTTCATCTAAAATATCCTTGAACCACTCAAAAAAATCTGTTTTTATTTTTTCTAGATCTAAAATATCATTTGATGTTGTGTGACCGTGGATAACCATAAATGATTCACAATCTGTAACCTGGATGATTGAATTTTCTTTTTTGTCTATTCTTGTAAGAATAAAATCGGCAAATAGATTTACAATACCTCTCCTTGAATTTTTGTTAATTTTTCTCATATTCCATCATTTTTTATAATGAATATGATTTTTAATTAAAAATCTAAATAGTTTTAGATATATTCACCAAAATAATCGTTAATTGCTAAATCAACCTCTCTATAGTCTGGATAATCATCAACTCTAAAATCAATTGGTTCATAAATATCTTCACTGAATAATTGGTTCATCATTCCAGTATAAGAACCAAAATATTCTAAAACACTTTCATTCCAGTCATCACCCAAGTTATTTTCAATAAAAGCTAAGACATTAGAATAAAAATCACGAATTTTAATATATGAAATATATTTTGTTTTTTCACCAACTTTTGTTGCAATTTCATCAATTGGTGGAGAAAAATATTCTGTAAGACCATCCATAACTTGTTTATAAATCATACTTTCATATGCGCTATTATAAGCGTTTTCGTGTATTGAATGTAATTCACTTTCTAAATCAGATAAATCACCATCCATTAGTTCTTCCATTGCTTCAGCATCATTTATTAAAGGAATAACATCATCTTGTGTAATTTGGAACATACCATCACGAGCCTGAATCTGAGCCAATTCTTCAAAGAAATCAGAATTATAATCACTAACATTTAAATCTTTGTTTCCGATATGTTTTAAAATGTAATTTGCAAGATATTGAATATTTTTTTTGTTTAATACTTTAATAACATCTTCATAGACATCATTTGTTGTATCCCAATATCTTCCATAATCTAAACCATCACCTAATGCTTGTTTTGCAATTTCTTGTAAGTCATAATCACTTCTTCTACTACTACTTCTAAAAAATTCTGCGAGTTCTTCTCTATCCCTTAATCTTAACCAATATCCATCACTCCTTGGTTCAACATCAGTTAACAAGTTGTCACATATAAACTTTAATGTTGAAACCTCGTCTCTGTTCATCATCCAAAGAAGATAGTAATTCCTTAAATGATCACTTAAATCGTTATACTTAACATCTTCCAAAAAACCATTTTCACTTAAAAAATCAAAAAGTTCTGGGTCTTTTTTAAATTCATTTGCTGGAATATAAGAAATATCTATGTTGTCTTTTTCACCAAATTTTATGGCGGAATTTAAGAAGTTTCTTGTTGTTACAAAAATTTTGAGTATTTCATCATACTCACTTTCTCTACCATCGTGAAACCATTCTAAAAATTGATCCAATCTTCCCATATTTTATAAATATAAAAAAAGGTGGAAAATTACTTCCACCTTTAATTTTTCTTTGGCCAAAGGAAATTATTTTTTGTTGTAATATTTCTCAACGATTTTTTTTACTGAATCTTTTACAGAGTCAGTAGTTTTAGCTTGTTCAGATACAGTTTTTTGTACTGGTTGTTGAGCAGCTTGTTGATTTCCTTTGTTTTTACATCCACAACTCATAATGATTTGTTTTTACAAGTTTATTTATTCATAAATATTACAATACATTCATATTTGTAAAGTTTTAAGTATTTATTATTATATGAAACGAATTTTAAGACTTACAGAATCAAATTTGATTAAGTTGGTTAAGGATATTATTAGAGAACAAGAAGTGGAGGAAGTAAGATTTACCCCAGAAGAATATACAATGCTTTTAAGAAATGTGGGATATAATGCACATTTAATTCCAAAAATGCCAAAATTTAAAAATAAAAAAATTGTTGTAACTGGTAGTTTAAAATTAAACGGTACTGATAGTAATAATTTAATAGATCTTGGACCAATTAGAATTGAGGGTGATTTAGAGGTTAGTCACACTAAAATAAAAAATCTTGACGACACCGAAGTTACCGGAAGTAAAAGGTATTGGAGCACACCTTATTATGATTTAGTCCAAAGAAGAATACAACAAGAAAAATATAGAGAACAGGAAGAACGGAGAAGAAATGATGTATGGAATCTGACCAATACAGATGATGAAGGATTAAGAGCAAATGCTGCCTTTTTATATGCGATGGAAAGAGGTGATGTTAGTGGTTTAACGGACGATGATAGAGAAAGAGCCAAAGAAATTGAGGAAGAAATTCAAAGACTTGAAGAAGAACAACAAAATTTGGACCTAGATGATGAAGATTATAGTGAAAAATTTGATGAGATTACAGATAAACAATTAGAACTTGAAGAAGAAAGAGATGAGTTAATTTCAGGAAAATCCGATGTTTATGATTTCTATCCGAGTGGAACTAACTATAGAATGGATAGTTTTGAATGTTTATCAACCGGTTATGAATATACCGTTGGAACAGAATCTGAAGCTGATTTTGCTATGGAGGATTACTACGAAGAATGGGCCGAGAATCCAGAACATTATATCAGTAAAGACCGACTATCTTATTATATAGATGGAGACGCTTTAGCCGAAGGTTGGGAAGACATAGTAAGAGATTGGATATATGAAGAACCAGAGTCTTATAATGTTGAAAAACAATTAAGCTCAGACCAAAAAGAAGAAATTTGGGTACTTGAAATGGAAAAATATATTCTTGAAAATACCGGTGTAAGATTTCCAATTCTATACCCAACAAAAAAAGATGGCTTTTTTGATTTTATGGATGAAGAAGATAATCATTTCCAATATAAAGAAGAAGGCGACAATTGGTTTTTATACAAAGATGGTGTAAGAGTAGATCCTAATAACATATACGATGACGAGGACACACAAGATCATCAAGATGATAGAGATAGTAGAATATCAGATATTGAATATGAGATTGAAGAAATAAAAGATAATCCAGATGGCGACCCAAGTGATGATGATATTGAAGAAGCTGTTGAAGATTATTTGGACGAAATAAGGAGAAGACCTGCTGAATGGTTAGATGAAATGGGTTTTGGTGGTGATGAGCTTTACAATTATATTGACAAGGATCGACTAAAAGACGATTTGATTAGAGATAGTGATTATGGTGAAACTTTGAGTTCATACGACGGACAATACAGCATGATTGATGTCGGTGATAAAGAATTTGTTGTAATGAGAACCAACTAATATTTACTGAAAATATTATATGATTATTATTATGTCAAATGGCAAAGAAAAAGAAGATAGAATTTTTAATGAACACCGAATGGATGTTTGAAAAACCAATTGACAAGGAACACAAAGAATATAAATTACTTTCTTATTTCCAAAAAATGGGTGAAAAACTAGATAATTTGGAATTATACCCAGGATTTATTGAACTTGCATTACATTTGGCAAATGTTCAAACACTTGTAAAAGACAAAAAAATTCTATACACAAACAAAAGATTTTCTTCAATTGACGATGAACTATTGGTGAAAGATTTAAAGATTAAAGATGTTCCAGAAATGACAAAGGACGAGCATGAAGAATTTATCCAAATTTTATCATATACAACACCAAGAATGATTGAATACTTTAATATTGCCAAATCTGTTTGGGAACTTGTTTTTGATAAGATTTATTTGGTTGTTAAAAAAAACAAAGAAAATATTATAAATGATTCTGGTTTTATGTATTTTAATGATAAGAAAAACAAAAGAATTATTGTTTGGGAATATGAAAAAAAACCAGTTGCTAAAGGATCACCGGAAAATAAGTTAATCACAAAAATAATTTATGATGGAGAAAGAAATAATTTGACTCCCTCAAGAATAATATCTACATTTAGTTTATTGGAAGATAAAAAGAAATTATCAGTAGTTGAAATGGTAAGTAATGGTGATTTTCCTTTAGAAGAAACTTTATTACCATTATTCAAGAGAAAACTAATTTCTTATATTGAACAGAAAAAAATAGTTGAATATTATAAAAGTGTTAAAACAGAACAAGATGAATGAGAAAGAACTTATTGAATTAGTAAAAAAATTTCCTAACGATTATGATTTGGGTGAAGAGATTAGAAGAATCGTAAATGAACTTAAACAAAAAAATGGAAAATAAGGAACAGGTAAATCATCCTAATCATTATGGTGGAGAAACGAACATTTATGAAGCCATAAAGGTGATTGATGCTTGGAACCTTGGATTTTCATTGGGCAACACGGTAAAATACATTTCAAGAGCCGGAAAGAAAGATCCGGATAAGGAAATACAAGATTTGGAAAAAGCTGCGTGGTATTTAAAACATCATATTGATACATTAAAATCTAATCGTTAAAAACGATTAAATCACCAATCTCAATATCATACTCATTACAGAAACCACCTCTAACTTCTAGGATCAGATTACCAGTTCCCTTATACCTTTTACAAGGTTCTTCCCTACAAGGCTTACAGTTGTGATGTATCTTTGTGATTCTATTATCTTCAATAAAGATAATGTCCAATGGTATTATACAATCTTTCATCCAGAAAGAATGTTCATCATCATTCATAAGAAATAACATACCATCAAATTCGTTTGAAAATTTTCTACCCATCATTCCTTTTTGAATGTCTTTTGAATTCATTACACATTTTACATTCAACAGATTATTATTAAGTAAAATCTCCATATTTATATAAATATATCTTATGTCTGAATTAAAAAAAATAGCCGGAGTTGTTGTTAAATATAATGGTAAATTACTTTTGTGTAAAAGATCAAAAAACGAATCTTTACCATTGGAATGGTCTATACCATCTGGACATATGGATAAAGATGAATTACCAATTGATGCTGCAGTTAGAGAATTTAAGGAAGAAACGCATTTGAAAATTGATAAAAAAAATTTGAATCTTATTGGTATTTTAAATGGTTATATAAAAAACAAAACGGAGAAAACCAAAATTATATTTGTTTATGGATATAATTCGGATAAGGAACTAATTCCGGATTTAAAAAAGGCTAAAGATGGTAAAGAACATACTGAATGTAGGTATTTTACTAAAAATGACCTTCCGGAGACAAAAAAAACAAAAAATATGATGGAAATTTTGAAAAATTTTTGACTTTTCGTGAATTTCATAGTATTTATAAAACACAAAAAAACCACATATCCTTCTTATTTTGTTGGTAATAATTTAAAATCTCATAGATTAGTAATATAATTTGTGAGATTTTTTGTTTTATATCAAAAAGTTCATTATATTTGTAATATGAAATTAGGATTTAACATAAGAATATTACACGAAACCTTTGGTGAATTACTAAATGAAACATTTATGGATCAGACACAATTCAAATTATTTTTGAAGATGGTTCATGCAAGTGTTGAATTAAAAGAGAATTTATCTTTTTTTAATGGAGATACATTTTATGTAAATATACCAGCAAAAACATTGGGTGATTGTATCATAGTTACAAACACAAAAGAAATATCAATAACCGAACAGGTTAAAAGTAAGATTGAGGCGTTGGTTACAAAATAGTTTCCTTGTTCTATCAAAACAAGGTGGTGGAGAGTTGACATTCAATGTCGACCCAAATTAAAGGAATCAGAAATGGTTCCTTTTCTTGTTTTTATAAGATATTTTTTTTAATTTTGTTTTATGGAAAAAATACTTGTGATATGCCGCGGGATTTGTGGTGCTGGAAAATCAACATTTGCTAAAACTTTAGGTGGAAAACATTATGAAGCTGATATGTATTTTATTGATCCAAATACCGGTGAATATAAATTTGATGGGACAAAAATTAAAAATGCTCATACTTGGTGTTTAGATAAGGTTAAAACCGATATGGCCGTTGCTCGTGAAAAAATTGTTGTCTCAAACACCTTTACACAAGAATGGGAGATGACACCATATTTTGATTTAGCAAAAGAATTTGGATATAAAGTTTTTACTATAATTGTTGAAAATCGTCACGGAAATACCAACGAACACAATGTTCCAGAAGATAAGATAGAACAAATGAAAAATCGTTTTAGTATAAAATTATGAGTAGATTAGACAGATTAAAAGAACAACATCCGGATTTGAACATATCACTAATTGATATTATTTCACATTTGGATCCAACGGATTCTTACAAATATACAGAGTTCTTAATTAAGAATTTTAAAAGAGATAGTGATTATTATAGTTCTAACAAAGATGAATTTATGGGATATATGGGTATATTCCTATTTGGTTCCGGTGAGGTTGAAACTCTAAATGAATTTGAAAGACATTCAAAGGCAAATAGAATTAAAATTAAAGATATTAGTCAATACAAAAATTTTTTAGAATTAAACGAAGCCGTTAAAGTCGCCGAAGAAATTGAAAACAGAAAAAAAATTGAAAAAGAAATATTAAATATTCACGAAGATGAAACCTGGTTTATTCTAACACCATTAAGTTTTGAAGCATCTAAAGTATATGGTACAAACACAAAATGGTGTGTAACACAAGAAAAATATTGGAATCAATATTTAACAACACATAGGTTGATTTATGTTTTAAATAAAAAAACGGATACAAAAATCGCATTCTCAAGAGAGTTTAGAAATGAAAAGTTCCAAGCTTGGGATCAACAAGATAGAGAAGTTGATCCAATGTTTATTGACTTTATTCCGGATGAATTGTTTTTAAAAATTAGAAAAGAACTACAAAGGGATAAGACAACTGGAGATTTAATTGGTTGGGGTGATAATGTGAAAAGTGTAAGAAAAATAGCTGACTACCCAATTAGTGATAGAATATTAACAAATGATCCACATTTTTATGGACATACCATATCTGGAAACGCGAATTATGGGGATATTGTTATAAGTAATCCTCAACCGAGTACAACTGGAAATATCCAACTTGGTAGGATTAAAGAATTGTTAGGACTATCGAGTGCAACGATAGGATTAAATAATACCATAGATTATAATTATTTAGATGAAGATTATAATTATTTAGATGATTTACCTTAAAGATAAAAACTATGAAATTTAAAACATTAGAAACAATAGGAAAAGTGTTTATAGTGAGCGATACACATTTCGGACACCAAAATATTTGTCGTGGTGTGACGAATTGGAGAACTCAAGATGGAAAAATTCCAGTTGATTCAACAAGAGATTTTCAAACTATCGAGCAGATGAACCAACGATTGGTAGATGGAATTAACAATATGGTGGGTCAGGACGATACATTGATTATGTTAGGTGATGTTTCATTTGGTGGGTTTGAGAATATTGGTATTTTCTTAGAAAGATTGATTTGTAAAAACATTCATCTAATACTTGGTAATCACGACCAACATATAGTTAATAACAAAGAAAATATCCAATCAAGATTTTTAAGTGTAAATCACTACTTGGAAGTTAGAATAAATGACAGAAACTTTGTTTTATGTCATTATCCATTACAAAGTTGGAATGGTCTTAACAAAGGTGTTATCCATTTACACGGACACTCACACCTTGGACGAGAAGCCAAATTCGGTAATGGTAAAAAAATGGATGTTGGTGTTGATGGAAATGGATTGGACCCATATAGTATTGATGAAATAATCAAAATTATGGATAAAAGACCAGTTGGGTCCGATATGTCTGGAGATCACCACCTGGATGATTTAGTTGGTGTTGTTGGATAAACTATAACTCCAATATATTTATTATTATGAAAATCCTAATAACCGAAAATCAATTAAGACTAATCACAGAAGCTGTTGGTGTTCCAAAAGGAATTATGGAAGCGGCCGAAGAACTATATAGTATTGTTCTAGAAAAGTTAAAATCAATAAATGAAAATGATATAGAATACGAATTTGATATTGAAGATAAAGAATTACAAATTTCAGATATAACAATAGATCATATCAAAGTTATAGTTGAAATCCAAGAAGTTGAAGATTACGATGGAAAACCAGAAATAGCGGCGATGGGTGTCTCAAACGAATTTATTTTTGATAATGCTATACTCATGCAGATTTCACCGGTAAATAAAACTTTAATATTACACATTAATTTTGTTGCGGCAGAAATGTGGGAACCAGAGGAAATATTAGAAAAATTCCAAGAAGATGAAGCACATACAGTTTCAGTTATGGCTCACGAATTAAAACACAAATACGATAGAACAAAAAAAACAAAAGGATTCGTAGGCGATCTTGCCGATTACCAGGCGTACTCATCAGGTAGATTAAATTTTGGAATACCAATCTTAAATAAGTTTATGAGATACAGTTATTTTATTCAAATGACCGAAAATCTGGTAAGACCAACTGAGATCTCAACTAGAATGTTAAAGAAAGGTATTACAAAAGAACAGTTTTATGATTTTATAACAAATGATACGGCATATAAAGAATTACAAGATATTAAAAATTTTTCATTTGATTATTTGATTGAAAGTTTGTATAATGAAATGGAAAGGGTTGATAGATTATTAGAACACGCTGGAATGGAAACAAATGTTGATGATGAAACAAAAATAAAAATGGTGCTTAGATTGGTATATGTTAATTTAGTAAATACTAAAGTTGAAAATTTTGATAATTATTTTTATTCACAACGAGAAAAGATTAACAGTATGTTTGATGGGTTTATGGCACAACTATTGGGTGGTGGAGAGAAAATAAATCCAAATAAAGAAAAAGTTAGGAATAAATTTATAAATCATATAACCAAATACCAAAATAGAGAGTTGGATTTCTTCAAAGACGAATGTGAAAGATTTAATTATGTTGCAACAAAACTTATGAAAAAAATATCAAAAATTTATTCATTGATTCCGGATGAAAAGGAACAAACAAATGAATCAATATTAGATTGGGATCTACACCAGAAACTTATGGAAAAAAAGTATGGTAAAAGACCAATTCAAACTTCCTACAATTTCAAAAAATAGTTTGGTAATCTGATTTTTTTCTATATCTTTGTGATATGGAAAATAAAACATTAGGTCAATTATTGAAGGGTAAAACATCTGGTGTCTTTGTTAATGATAAAGACGAACATTGTTATGTTGGTTCATATTATACTGGTAATAAAAGAAAGTTTCAAATCATATTTTCAAAAGGACTTAATGATATAGCAACAAAACCAGCAATAAACTCAACTTCTGAAAAAAGAGTGTTGAAGTTTTTAAGTTCTGAAAACTTTGTATTAGTTGATTAATGAAAAAACCCTGTAAAGAATGTCCTCACTTCATTCGTAATCGTCACAACGATACTATTGTTGATTTTGCTGAGAGAACCGGTAAGAAACACAATTGTCATATGACAGAGGGAAAAAAAGATTTGTGGAATGTAACTAATAAAAATTTGGAATGTTATGGAAGTAAAAGAAAGTAGATTAAAAAAAATTAAAAGTAGATTATTATTTTTTATAAAGTTGGTAATACCCTTTTATGTTATTAGGATTAAAAAAATTTTAACAACAGGAAAAGATATAGAAAAACTTCCACCACCAACAAAAGGGTATGGTAGAATATACTTTTTTGAACCTGATGAGAATGGGAATTTTTGGGCGAGACATCACGAAATGCCTTTATATCTTGCGGATAAATTTAACAAAGAATATAAAGATAAATTAGTTGGTTTAACTAGAGAAGAAATTGTTGAATGGATTATAAAAAATAAAAAATTAGAATGTTATGGAAGTAAAACAGACAGCAGTAGAATGGTTGGTTGAACAATTAGATGGCGAAAGACATTTAACAGAAAATGAAATAAAACGAATTATTCAACAAGCAAAAAAAATGGATGATGAGTTTTTAGAAAAACTTAAAGACTTTGATAATTGGAGAGAATGGAAAAATTCTAGTATGAAAACAAAAGAAACTAAATTTGGAACTTATATGGAAAAAGAAAGCCCAACAAAACTAACCGGTGATAAAATCACAAGGTTTGTTGAGAGATTGAAAAAAATAGGAATTGATGTGAAACTATCAGGAAACTTTCCTTGGGTTTATATTGATGAGATCTGTGGAATTAGAGTTACTGAAAAGTTTGAAGCAAACCACGGATTTACTTTGATATTTCTTCCTGGTAGAAATGATAGTCCAGTGTCTGAATTTACAGATATTACAGAAATATTCAAACTTATACGAAGGTATTCAAGAGAGGCTAGATTAACACAAATGATGAAAAACGACGAAGAAAATGGATTATATGAAGAACTCTAAAAGAATTAAAAAATGAAGACACTTGAAGATGAAGTTATGGATTGGTGTTTTAAAAAAGATGAAGAATTAGGTGAACTTTGGTCAAACGATTACGAAGAACTACCATTTCAAATATCAAATTTTGTTAGAGAATCAAAATGGGTCCAAGCCGAAAAAATTAAAGCAAAGATTGAACAGTTAAACCAATTAAAAATCCATTTCAATGACGGTGTTGGATTTGAAACTTTTGAATCTTATATGGAACCTTTACAAAAACAACTAAAAGAATTGGAAAATGAGTAAAAAATATGAACTTAAATTAATCATTACGATTGATGAAAAAAATCCGGAATCTGTTGAAAATATTGAAGATTTGAAAAATACGATCCTTTCCGGAAAAATACAAAGAGAGTGGGTTGCCGATGGTAATTTTAAAAAATGTGTTGGAACTTTTAAAGAATTAGAAAATGAAAAATAACAAATTATTCTTGGATGACGTGCGGTCACCAAAGGACGCAATTGGATTGGTTCCGGATAAACATAATAAGTTTTATTGGGAGAATGATTGGGATGTTGTAAGAAACTATGACGAGTTCGTACAATACCTAGAAGTAAATGGTGCTCCTGAGTTCGTTTCATTTGATCACGACCTTGGTGATACTGCAATGGATGAATATTTTAGAAATGTTGCAACCAAAGGAATTTTGGATTACGACAACATCAAAGAAAAAACTGGACTTGACTGTGCGAAATTCCTTGTTGAATACTGCGCGGACGAGAACCAACCATTACCGGAATATTTGATCCACTCAGCAAATCCTGTTGGTAAGAAAAACATTGAATCATTTTTGGAAAATGCAAAAAAACATTTAAGTATATAATATGGGAAGAATACTAAAAAGAGTTCCACTTGATTTTAAGTGGCCAATTAAACAAATATGGAAGGGATATGTAAATCCTTATCGTAGTCAACAATGTAAGACTTGTGATCAAACAGGTCTTAATCCTGAAACAAAGAAAATAGAAGATGAGTGGTATAACTTTGATAATCCGGTTTATAAACCAAATCCTTATAGACCTGGTGCTAGGTATAATGTAAACGCACATTGTAATAATATTACCGAAAGTGAGGTTGAAGCATTAGTAAGAGGAGGTAGATTATCCGATTTAATGGATTCTTGGTACCATTTTAATGATGAGAAGAATGTGTGGGAAAAGTGTGACACTTCAGTTCCTTACAAAGATAGAAAGTGGGTTGAATGTGAACAACCTAAATTTCCAACACCAGAACAAGTTAATGAATGGGATATGAAAGGAATGGGTCACGACGCAATTAACCGAAGTATCTGTGTTGAAACAAGAGCAAAAGAACTTGGTGTTTATGGTTATTGTGAATGTTGTAATGGTGATGGTGAGATTTGGTTTAGTGATGAAGTAAAACAACTTGCCGAAAATTGGGAACAGGTTGACCCACCAACCGGTGAGGGTTTCCAAATGTGGGAGAACACAAGCGAAGGATCACCAATGTCACCGGTATTTGAAACCTTTGATGAACTTTGTGAATGGTGTGCGGAAAATGCCAGTATCTTTGGAACAAAACAATTTGTTTCAAAAGAAGAATGGATGAAATGTTTGGGTCACGATTTATTCATAAAAGATGGTGTTATATTAAATTAATTTTGTATCTTTGT